GGTCGTGGTGTTCGATGATTTCTTCTCGTCGCGCAAGGAGGCCGAGTCGGTGGCCGCGCGCGAGGAGGCTTGGTCGTTCTTCTCGACGGTGGCTTTCACCCGCATCCGGCCCACCAGCTCGGTAATCGTCCAGTGCACCCGCTGGCACGAGGACGACCCGATCGGCCGGATCCTGAAGCTGCAGGCCGCCGGCAAGCTCAAGGGCCCGAGGTGGGAGCGCGTGCGGCTGCGAGCCATTGCTCGGGCCGGCGAGGACGACGGGACCGGCCGCGCACCAGGTGAGGCGCTCTGGCCCGCCATCTGCCCGGTGAGCCACCTGGACGAGCTGCGGCCGCTCCTGGGTGACTACGACTATGGCGCGCTCTACGACCAGGACCCGCGCACCAAGGGCAGCAAGCTGTTCCTCGAGCCTGTGCGGTTCCGGCTGCAGGAGTGGTTCACCGAGTGGAAGACGACCCCGCACCGGATCCTGATCGCGGTGGACCCGGCGGCGACGGCCAAGACCTCGGGGGATCACTCGGCGGCCTATGTCCTCGCCGCCCGCGGCCGCGGCAAGGACCTGCGGATCTGGGTGGTGGATGGGTTCCGGGCCCAGGTGACAATTCCCGAGCTCGTGCGGCGCCTGCGCGCCCTGCAACGAGTATGGAAGGGCGCGCCGGTCGTAGTGGAAGCAGTAGGCGGATTCAAGGCGGTGCCCCAGACGCTACAGGAACTTGACCCGAGCTTGCGCATTCACGAGGTGCACCCGAGCACCGACAAATTCACGCGGGCCCTGCCACTAAGCGCGGCGTGGAATGCGGGCCGGGTAGCAGTGCCGCTCGACGCTCCATGGTCGGCCGAGTTCATGCGCGTCTGTCAGGCATTCACCGGCGTCAACGATAAGGAAGACGACGATGTGGACGCGCTCGCGCATGGCTTCACGGCTCTGGGTGGCGTCGTCGACCATCACCCGAGCGCGGTAGCGAACAACGCCCCATTCGGATAGACGGGCCGTGATCACACGCCGCGGATAGCCTGTCGGCAATGGCCGACGAACCCACCGCGGGCGCAATGACCTACGGGCAGCTCTCGCGCTGCCACCCGACCCACGATCCGAAGCTCTGGGCCGAACTCCGCGCGCTGCATGACGGTGGCCCGCGGCTACTCCGCGACAAGGCGCTGATGGCGCGGGTGTTCCCGTCGCATCTGTACGAGCGCCCGGAAATATACGCCGAGCGCGTGAAGCGGGCGCATTATTTCTCGTACGCAGGGATGGTTTGCGGCTGGCTCGCGGGCGGCCTGAGCTCCGACCCGCTCAAGGTCACCGCTGATGGCGCCGAGCGCGACAGCGCCGACTTGCCGGCATGGTGGGCCGAGTGGATCGAGGACGTGAGCGCGCCCGCTGCAGAGTGCTGCAGCCTGGCCGATTTCGCCACTGTGGCCGTGCGCGAGGCCATGCAGACCCAATGCGCCTGGGTGCTCGTGGATATACCGCCGGCCCCGGAGGGCGACGAGATTCAGAGCCTGGCCGACCAGGAGCGGCTCGGTTTGCTCGATCCCCACCTGACGCTCTGGCCCGCCGAGCAGGTTATCGACTGGGAGGTGGATGGGGACAATGAGCTGCTCTGGGTGCTCACCTGCACCGAGGAGCGCCGTCGGCTGAGCCTGGCCGATGACCGGGGCACCATCGTCAAGACCTGGCAGGAATCCAGGCGCGACGGCTGGAGCCGCTGGCAGGTGGCGTACCGCGAGGACAAGCCACCGGCCGACGACGATGTGATCCCGATGGTGGCCCAGGGCTCCTGGGCCCATGGTCGCGTGCCGTTCGTGACCATGGAGTTGCCGGCCGGGCTGTGGGCCATGGGCCAGCTCGAGAGCCCCGCCCGCGAGCTCTTCAACAAGAGCAACGCCGGCTCATGGGCCGAGTACAAGAGCTTGTTCGCGGTGCTCTACGAGTTCCTGGGTGTGCCGGGCGGTGGCATCCCCGAGATGACCGCCGATGGCATGCCGGCCGATGCCATGGACCCGAACCGGGCCACGGGCCAGGTGCGCGGCCAGGGCTATACCCAAGTGCGCGGCGCTGGCGACGATGCGCGGTACGTCGGCCCCGACGTGGCGCCGTTTTCCGAGGCGCGGATCTCCTGCGATAGGGTCATGCGCGAGATGTTCAGGACGTTGGGCGTGATGGCCCTGAGCGTGAACATGGACAGCGCGGCCCTGATGCGCAGTGCCGAGTCGAAGGGCCAGGACATGCGCTCGTTCGACGTGGTGCTCGGCGCATACGGCCGGCTCGTACGGCAGTGGACTGGGCGCGTGCTGGACATGGTCGAGATCGTGAGTGGTCGACCGGCCGAGCTCGAGGTGGGCGGCATGGCCTCGTTTGCGATGGAGGATCTCGCCGCCACGCTCGAGTCCGCTGTGAAAGCGCTGGTCGGCTTGCCGCAGCGCTCGCCAGCATTCACCCGCGAGGCACTGTATCGAGCCTACAAGGCAGTGCTCCAGCTGCTGAGCGCCGAGAACGTGGACCCGGCGATCCTGGCCGACATACGCAATGAGCTGGCCACTGCGGTTACCGCCGAGGGCCTGGAGATGAGCGACGCAACCCCCACAGGCGACGATCCCAAAGAACAGGAGGGGCAGGATGAGCCAAGAGAATAACGCCGAGGCGGTGCCGCTTCGAGTGCTCGATATCCATAGCCACGAGACCAAGGTCAACGCCGAGGCAATGCAGATCCTGCAGCGGTACACGGCCATGGCCGAAGCAGGCCAGATTCACGATCTGGTGCTCGTGGCCCTATGCGAGGGCGATATCAAGGTCGTGTCCACCCGGACGGAAAGCTTCGCCACCCGACTTGGCATGCTCGAGGTGGCGAAGGCTGACATGATGTTGTCGCTGCAGAGGGATGAGGAATGAACGACCTCGCCGTCATCCTTGAACAACGCGCTGCGGCCATCACGAATGCGCTCGACGAGCAGCGCTCCCAGCTCGCGCAGGCCCGTGAGGTATGCGACCGGCTGAGCGCCGAGGTTGACCGTATGGTCGCCGCGCTCGAGGAAACGCAGCGAGTCCAGGCCGCCCTCGCGGGCATCCGGGGGCAATAACGCCGGATGCCCGCCCTGTTCGTAGCGCCTGGCCTCGCCGCCCCGAAGCGCCCACCTAAGGGGCGCATGGGCGAGGTACAGGCGCTGCTCGACATCCAGGCCGCCGAGATCGTGGCGCTCGAGCAGTCCACGCTGTCGGCCATGCTCCCGGTGCTGCGGGACGCCAGGCGCGAGCTCCAACAGGGGCTGGCCGAGTGGCTGCGGTCGCACCCGGACGGTGCCGAGCGGTTCACCGCCCAGCAGCTGCGGGTATCGCTAGCCGCGGTCGAGCGCACCCTGGCCACGATCAAGGCGAGCCGGCCCGGGCTGCTCGCCGGCTTCGAGCGCGCGGGCGAGCTCGCCGGAGACCTGGCCGGGCGTCACCTGATCACCGAGATCGCGCGCTTCTCGCAAGTGTTCGAGGGCACCGCGCGCCGCGTCCAGCTCAACACCGCCGCGGTCGTCGACCACGGCCGCGAGCTGCTGATCCCGCGGTACCGGACAAGCGCGGCCCGATACGTGGGCGCGGTGCGCGAGGACATCCGGCACCAGCTGGCGCTCGGGCTGGTGAACAACGAGACCTTCGACCAGCTCACCCGACGGCTCGTCAAGAACGGTGGACCGCGTGGGCTGGTGGCACTCCAGGGTGTTGCAGGCGAGCCCGGGGCCAGGGTGGAGCAGATCGCCGAGGGGTTGTTTCGTCGCTATCGACATTGGGCCGAGCGGCTAGTGCGTACCGAGGTGGTCAACGCCTATGCCGTTCAGCACGATGACGGGCTCTTCCAGCTCAACCAGGAGCGCGAGCCAGGGCAGGAGCCATACCTGCGCCGCTGGGATGCCAGCGCGGACCGGCGGCTCTGCCCGATCTGCAAGGCGCTCGATGGGACGCTCGCCGCTATCGACGGGGAATGGCCTGGCGGTCTGCTGCGGCCCCCGGCGCACCCGCAGTGCCGCTGTGTGGCCGTGGCCTGGACCGAGTCCTGGAGGAACTTCAAGGGCGACGTGCCTGATATTGTCGAGACGCCTGTCAAGCCCAAGTCCGCGAAGCCGCGCACCAAGCCGGCACCCAAGGCGCCACCAGCCGCCGGGGATGTCCTGGCCAAACAGCTTGCCGGCAATCACTGGGGCAAGGCTCACGCGGCAATCACGGCAGACCTGGAGTCCGATGGGCTGCAGGCCATGGCCGACGAGCGACCCATGCGCGGCACCGTGGTGATCGAAAAGCTTCGACCGGGCATCGGAGGCCTGAATAAGTCCGATGGCACAATTGAGATTTCCCCATGGGCAGCCGATCAAGCACGTGACTTGGGCAAGGCGTGGGCGCATGATCCGGCGGATGTTCGGGCACGGTTTGACAAGCTCGGAGCCGCCCTGGAGCGCGGGCAGTCGGGGGTCGAAGATCGGTTGCGCCAGCAAGTGGGTGGTGTACAAGTGCTGGTTCACGAGGTGCTGCACGACTTCTCCCCGCTCGCGCGCAAGGCTTACCGCGGTTCGGCCGTCGTAGTCGAAGAGGTCACGACCGAGATCCTGGCTCGGCAGTGGACTCGCGACCGGTATGGCGTGCCGTGGTCCCTGCTGCGGCGTGAGGGCGGGTACCAGCCGTGGATGGAAGCCATGGTAGATGGTGTCCGAGACACGTATTCATTGCCAACCGTCGAGAAAGCATGGCAGATGGTGGTAGACGCTGCGCGCGACTTCAAGCGGAGCAAAGCCACCTTCATTACGCCCGAATCGGCGGTTGAGGCGTTCTCGCACTTGTTCCCAGTGCCAAAAGATCAACGGCGCTCGCGGGCGTTCATGGATTCCAACGGAACACCTCGGGCACAGGCCCAATACCAGATAGAGGCACTCATTCATGCCATTGGGAAGATCGCCCCATAACCTGACCGATGTGCCTCGGAATGACCTCGATGCGGCCAAGGCATATTACGAGCACAGAGGCGGCGTGATAAGCGCGAGCGAGTGGCACGTGCTCTACCGCCTACAGGACGATTCCACAGAGTTCGAGCAGCTGTCAGCGGAATGGAACGTCCGCGAAGGAGATTAGTTATGAAGACGCGATATGGATGGATTACCGGCAACACCCCAACCCCGCGCGCGCTCTGCGGCGCCGAGAACGGTGGCGAGGGCGGCGGGGGCGGATCGACCGGGCTCAACGAGCAGCAGGTCACCGAGATTTTCAACCGCGCATTCACCGCGCGCGCCGGCAGGCTCAAGGAAGAGATCCTCGGCGGCGTGCAGGGCGCGCTCACGGAAGCGCTCAAGCCGATCAATGATCGCCTGGCTGCCGCGCCCAAGGACGACAAGGCCAATGACAGGGCAGCGCCCAAGGACGACAAGACCGAGTCGCCAGAGACTGCCGAGCTCCGCGCCCGGGTCGAGGAGATGCAGGCCCAGATCAGGGCCAAGGACGACAAGGCCCGTGCCGATGCCAAGGCGCGCGAAGAGTCTGACCGTGATGCCGCGATCCGTGATCAGCTCACCAAGGCTGGCGCCAAGTCGGCGCTACTCGGAGGAGCCCTCGCCGAAGTGCGCGAAAACGTGAGGATGAAGGACGGAAAGCCAGTCTGGGTGGCGCAGCGGGACGGCTACGTCGAGGAGTTGGATCTAGCCAAGGGCGTCGGTGAATGGGCCGGCTCTGACATCGGCAAGGAGTACATGGCCCCCAGGCAGGTCCAGGGCAGCGGTGCCAGGCCGGGGCAGCAGCCGCTTCCGCGCGGCCCGATCAAGCCGGGCTCGCCCGAGGATGTGGCGGCCAAGAAGGAGGCCGCGCGCATGAATCTGCGGACCAGCGTGGCCGGTTTGATCGGCGGGACCATGCCGCTCGGTTGATTTTTCTTCGCGGTGATCACAACGCTATGGCTCAATAGCCGTACGCCCACTTTTCGTGGGTGCACGGCCGGGTAACCGGTTGCACGCAGGCGCCAGCGCAAAGGCGCGGACGAGCAATCAGGGAGTATCCCGTGGCCGATGTCGATGTAGCGTCAATTATCGACGCGATCACTGTCCTCTTCGAGGACCGTGTAACCAGTACGATCAACCGCGCGACCGTGTCTCTCGAGCTATTCGAGATTGAAGACGGCGGCGCATCTGTGCAGTGGGATGCCGAGTTTGGCTCGGCTGTGGGCGCTGCCCGAGCAGAGGGTGCCGATGTCGCCACCTTCAACGACGACACCCTGGTGCCGGCGCTGCTCGACTATGGCACCTACGACAACGCCTTTGCGATCACCGGCAAGGCGCTGGCCAAGGCGCTGGTGTCCGGTAATCCGGCTGACCTCGAAGACCTTTTTGGCTACAAGCTAATGAGGTCCGCCGAGCAGCTGGCGAAGGGCATAGCCGGCAATATCCACGACGGCACCGGCTCCAGTGACCAGATCATCGGGTTCCGCCCGGCAGCTGGAAACGGCGGACTGGGCGCGACGGGGACGTACGCGGGAATCGACCGCGCCACATACCCGCAGTGGGCCGCGAACGTGAACGCCAACGGCGGTGTTGGCCGCGCATTGTCGCTCGATCTCATGCGCGAGACCGTGACCGATATCTACAAGTCGTCCGGGCTGCATTTCGATGTGGTGCTCTGCGACCCCGATATGCACCGCAAGTACGGTGCCCTGATCGGCCAGGAGCGCCGATACGTCCAGCAAGTCACACTCCGCGGGCAGACCATCATCC